AAATTTATTACAATTAAATATGAATATCAAGGAAACGAAGAAGAATATAATCCAAGCTGGGCAAAAAGCAGTTGAAGAATTAATTAAAGTTGCTAAAGAGCCTATAGTTGATAGTGACGATGATATATCAGCTGACAGATTAAAAAACGCAGCAGCTACAAAAAAGTTAGCTATATTCGATGCTTTTGAAATACTTAATCGTATAAACGAAGAAGAGAATATGCTTGAAGGTAAGGTTGAAGAAAAGAAAGAAATTAAGTTTAAAGGCTTCGCAGAAGGTAGATCAAAATGAATTACGAACAAAGCTTATATAAAATAGTAGAACCAATAAGGTTAAATACTATTAAAAGATTAAATAAAAGCAAGAAGTGGGAGTATGGCTATAACAAAGAAAGTGATATAGTTTCTATATCTAAAACTGGTATGATAGGCGATGTTATAGAAATACAAGGTTTACAAATAGCTTTGCCTAAACAACCAAAAGAAATATACAGTTGTAGTAAAGTAAAGTCAGAACAAAAGTGGAAACAGTTTACAGCTAATCCAGCTTTTAAAAAAATTAAAACGGTATTTGACTGGCAAGATTATCCAGATGATTTTAAGCAAGATCATTATGAATATATAGATGAAGAGTTTAAAAGAAGAGATGAGGGTTTTTGGTTTATGAATAACGGTAAACCAACTTACATAACGGGAACGCATTATATGTACTTACAGTGGAGCAAGATAGATGTAGGCGCTCCTGACTTTAGAGAAGCTAATAGATTATTTTTTATATTCTGGGAAGCTTGTAAGTCAGACAATAGAAGTTACGGAATGTGTTATTTAAAAAATAGACGTTCTGGTTTTTCATTTATGAGTTCAGCTGAAACAGTTAACTTAGCAACGCTTGCTAGTGATAGTAGATTTGGTATACTATCAAAAACTGGAGCTGACGCAAAAAAAATGTTTACAGATAAAGTTGTACCAATAAGTCTCAACTATCCATTTTTCTTTAAACCAATACAAGATGGTATGGACCGGCCAAAGTCTGAACTCGCTTATAGAGTGCCAGCTAAAAAGTTTACTCGTAAGAAGATACGTGAGCGTGAGGAGATGGATGATGTTGAAGGACTAGATACAACTATAGACTGGAAAAATACAGGTGATAATAGTTATGACGGTGAAAAGCTTTCGTTATTAGTTCACGACGAAAGTGGTAAGTGGGAAAGACCTGATAATATAAAAAATAACTGGAGAGTTACAAAAACTTGTTTACGATTAGGTAGTAGAGTTGTTGGCAAGTGTATGATGGGTAGTACTAGTAATTCACTTGATAAAGGTGGTGATAATTTTAAACAGCTATATAATAACTCAGATGTAACAAAGCGAAATCGTAATGGACAAACTAAATCAGGATTATATTCTTTGTTTATACCAATGGAATGGAACTACGAGGGCTTCATTGACGAATATGGACAACCTGTATTTAACACTCCTGTTAAATCAGCACTTGATCCCCATGGCTTAAAAATAGAACAAGGTGTTATAGATCATTGGGAAAACGAAGCTGACGGTTTAAAAGATGATCAAGATGCTTTAAACGAATTTTACCGTCAGTTTCCTAGAACTGAAGAGCACGCGTTTAGAGATGAAACAAAAAATAGTTTATTTAATCTTATAAAAATATACGAGCAAATAGATTACAACGAAGGTAATAGAAATTCATCAGTAGTAACAACTGGTAACTTTCAATGGTTAGGTGGAAAAAAAGATACATTAGTTACATTTAACCCAGATCCTAATGGTAGATTTAGTATTAGCTGGGTACCAAGTAGTAAATTACAAAATAACGTTATTATTAAAAATGGCGTAAGATATCCAGGTAATGAACATATGGGAGCCTTTGGTTGTGACTCATACGATATATCTGGAACAGTAGATAAGCGAGGATCAAAAGGAGCTTTACATGGTTTAACTAAGTTTTCAATGGAAGATGCTCCAGCAAATACTTTTTTTCTTGAATATATAGCAAGGCCACAAACAGCTGAAATATTTTTTGAAGATGTTTTAATGGCGTTAGTATTTTACGGTATGCCGATACTTGCTGAAAATAATAAACCAAGATTACTATATTATTTAAGAAGAAGAGGCTACAGAGCATTTAGTATGAATAGGCCAGATAAAGTTTGGAACAAGTTATCAACCGCGGAAAAAGAAGTTGGTGGTATACCAAACTCAAGTGAAGATATAAAACAAGCTCACGCGGCTGCTATTGAAATGTACATAAACGATCACGTTGGCTTATTACAAGACGGTACTTATGGCACTATGTATTTTAATAATACATTAAATGATTGGTCTAAGTTTGATATAAACAGAAGAACAAAGTATGACGCTTCAATAAGCTCTGGTTTAGCAGTGATGGCTTGCAATAGACATTTATACCGACCTAACCCTAAAGTAAAAAAGCAACCAATAAATATAACCATATCAAAATATAATAATACTGGATTTTCATCTAAGATAATTAATAATAAAATATGAGACAAGAACACTCTATACATTTTCCTTCACAAGCTGTTAGCGATTTAGAAAAGCTAAGCGAAGAGTATGGTTTAAAAGTAGCAAGGGCTATAAGACACGAGTGGTTTTCAGGAACTACATCAAAGTATAATAGCCATAAAAATAATTTTCATACATTGAGATTATATGCTAGAGGAGAACAACCTATACAAAAATATAAAAATGAATTATCTATAAACGGTGATTTATCTTATTTAAACTTAGACTGGAAGCCAGTGCCTATTATACCTAAATTTGTTGATATTGTTGTTAATGGTATGGCTGAAAGAAATTATCAAATAAATTGTTTTTCACAAGACCAGTATGGCGTTAGTAAGCGTACTGATTATATGGACTCTTTGTTGCGTGATATGCAAACAAGAGGGTTTAACGATAAAGTTAAAGAAAAGTTTGATATAGATCTTTACGAAAATGATCCAGAAACTTTACCTGATACAGAAGAAGAATTACAATTACACATGCAGCTTAATTACAAACAAGCTGTTGAGCTAGCTGAAGAGCAAGCGCTAAATGTTTTACTAGAAGGTAGCGATTATGATTTAGTTAGACGTAGAGTATTATATGATTTAACAGTGCTAGGTATAGGTGCTACTAAAACTACATTTGATTTTAGCAGTGGAGCTAAAGCTGAATATGTAGATCCAGCTGATCTAGTTTATTCTTATACAGAATCTCCTTATTTTGATGATATTTATTATATTGGTGAAGTAAAAGAATTACCAATAAACGAATTAGTAAAAGAGTTTCCAGAATTAACAGAAGAAGATATAAAAGACGTAGTAGATAAATATGCATATCCATTAGATTACGTTTCTAATAGAGATAAAAACAAAGTTCAAGTTATATACTTTAACTATAAAACTCACATGAACAATGTTTATAAATTAAAAAAGACATCTTCGGGTTCAGAAAAAGTAATAGAAAAAGATGATAACTTTAATCCGCCAGAAAATAAAGAAGGTGATTTTAGTAAACTAGAAAGAGTTGTAGAAACTCTATACGAAGGAGTTTACATTGTAGGTGCAGACAAAATGCTTAGATGGAAAATGTGTGACAATATGATGCGTACAGAGTCTGAGTTTAGTAATGTTAAAATGAACTATCAATTAGTTGCTCCAAGGATGTACGAAGGTAGAATAGAATCTATAGTTAGTAGAATAACTAGCTTTGCAGATATGATACAGTTAACACATTTAAAGTTACAACAAGTTATGGCTCGTATGGTACCTGACGGTGTATATTTAGATATTGATGGTTTAGCAGAAGTTGATTTAGGTAATGGAACAAACTATAATCCACAAGAAGCTTTAAATATGTTTTTTCAAACTGGTAGTGTAGTTGGTAGAAGTTTTACTTCTGATGGCGATGGTAATCCAGGTAAAGTTCCTATACAACAAATAAACAATGGCGTTAATAGTGGTAAGATACAAAGCTTAATAACTACTTACAATTATTATCTACAAATGATAAGAGATACTACAGGTTTAAATGAAGCTAGAGACGCTAGCACTCCTAGTAGAGATGCTTTAGTTGGTGTACAAAAACTAGCAGCTGCAAACTCTAATACGGCAACAAGGCATATATTGCAATCAATGTTATTTTTAACAGCAGAGGTGGCTGAGTGTTTATCATTAAGAATATCTGATATAATAGAATATTCTCCTACGAAAGATGCTTTTATAAGATCTCTTGGCGCTCACAATGTTGCTACATTAGAAGAAATGAAAAACTTACATCTATATGACTTTGGTATATTTTTAGAGTTAATGCCTGATGACGAAGAAAAAGCTATATTAGAAAATAATATACAAGCCGCGCTTCAACAACAAACTATAGATTTAGATGATGCTATTGATTTACGTAATACTAGAAACTTAAAACTTGCAAATCAACTACTTAAAGTTAAAAGAAGAAAGAAGCAAGAGCGAGATCAAATGATACAACAACAAAATATACAAGCTCAATCGCAAGCTAATCAACAAGCACAGCAAGCCGCAGCTCAATCTGAAATGCAAAAGAATCAACAAAAAATGCAAATTGATGCTCAATTAGAGCAGACAAGAAATCAAATGAGAATACAATACTTGCAGCAAGAAGTGCAGTCTAAAAAAGAATTAATGCAATTTGAGTTTGATTTAAACAGTAGATTAGAATCTATGAAGCAAAATACTAATAACAAAATAGAAGCTATGCGTGAAGACAGGCGAGATAATAGAGTTAACATGCAAAGCGATGCTCAAATGAAAATGATAGAGCAAAGAAAACAGGGTGATTCACTTAATAACTTTGAGTCATCAGGTAATGATATACTTAGTGGAGATGCGGGTATAGAACAATTCGATCTCTAATTTTTAATATTTTATAAAATTTTATTATGGAAGAACTTAACGAAGAAGTTGTTGAAGAGACAACTGACTCTGTCGAGCAGACAGAAGAAAATAACGAACAACCTTTAGAAGAAGAGGTAGAGCAAGTAATTGATGAAACTAAATTTGATAGTGCTGGAGACCCAGATGTTATTAAAATAGATTTAGACGCTGCTCCTCCTGAACAAAAAGAAGAGGTTGTTGAAGAACAAAAAGAAAACGTAGAAGAAGTTGTAGAAGAAGTAACTGAACAGCCAGTTATGGAAGAAGTTACTGAAGAAGAGAAAGTAGAAGAAGTAGCAGAAGCTGTTGAAGAAGCTGTTGAAGAAGCTAAATCTACTGGACAGCCTATACCAGAAAAAATTCAAAAAGTTATAGAATTTATGGAGGAAACAGGTGGCGATCTACAAGACTATGTAAATTTAAATAGAGATGTTTCTAAATTAGATGACTCAGATGTTTTAGATGAATACTACAGAAGTACTAAATCACATTTATCAGCTGAAGAAAGAAACTTTTTATTAGAAGACACGTTTGGTATTGATGAAGAACTAGATGATGATAGAACAAAGCGTAAAAAGAAAATAGCCCTCAAAGAGCAAGTTGCCGAGGCTAGAGCCTACTTAGACGGGCAAAAGTCTAAATACTATGAAGAAATTAAAGCTGGCTCTAAGTTAACAACTGAACAGCAAGAAGCAATTAATTTCTACAATAAATACAATGAAGATTCTGAAAAACAGAAGGAGTTAAATACTAAAAGCAAAAGAACATTTTTAAATAAGACTGATAGTTTCTTTGGACAAAATTTCAAAGGTTTTGAATATAATGTTGGAGATAAAAAATATAGGTTTAATGTTAAAGATGTAGATAAAGTAAAAACAACTCAAAGCGATATTAATAATTTTATCAACAAGTTTGTTGGTGAAGACAAATCAACTATTGAGGACGCAGCGGGTTATCATAAATCTTTATATACGGCTATGAATGCAGATGCTATTGCTAGACATTTTTATGAACAAGGTAAGGCAGATGCTATTAAAGGCCAAGTTGCTAAAGACAAAAATATTAATTTAGAACCTAGAAAAACGCACGGCGAAACAAATGTTGGGGGTGTTAAGTACAGGGTTTTAGGTCAATCTTCTTCTGATATTAAAAACAGATCTTTTAAAATTAAAAAACAAAATTAATAATTTAAAAAGAATATATTATGGCAATTACAAATGGAGCTAGTTTGAATAGTGTACCTGCACCACAGCAGCAAGCACTAAACACAAACTATCTTGACTTCAACACAGATATGGGTTGGGCTCAACAATACCTGCCAGACTTAATGGAAAAAGAAGCTGAGGTTTTCGGACCAAGAACGATCTCTGGTTTCTTATCACAAGTCGGCGCAGAAGAGGCAATGACCTCAGATCAAGTTATTTGGTCAGAACAAGGAAGATTACATTTATCTTATAAAGCAGAGATAAAAACTTCTACAACAATACAAATTCAATCAGATATTGATGGTAACAATGAAGATACTACAAACGGTATTTCTGGATCAGGAGCTGCAATAGCTAAGCATGGTATTAGAGTTAATGATACTATTCTTGTTGCTACATCTTCTGGTGTAAACAGATGTGTTGTTACAGCAATGGACGGCTCAGATAAAGATTTATTAACTGTATTACCTTACGACGCTGCTAACATGTCCGCTGGAGCTGGATCTACTTCAGACCCTTTAGCTGCTACTGTTTTAGTTTATGGTTCTGAATTTGGTAAAGGGGTAAGTTATAATACTACCGCTGCTTCACCAGCTGCTACTGATACAAGAGGAGCTAATGAACCAGACTTTAAAACTTTTAGCAATAAACCAATTATTATGAAAGATTACTACGAAGTATCTGGATCAGACGCTTCAAGAATTGGTTGGGTAGAAGTTACATCTGAACAAGGACAAGGTGGTTACTTATGGTATTTAAAAGCAGAATCTGATACTAGAGCAAGATTCAATGATTATATTGAAATGTCTATGCTAGAATCAGAATTAAACTTATCAGCTTCAGCTCTTGATACTAGTGATATTCTTGGTAATCCAGGTAACGGTGATAACAAAGTTGGTACTGAAGGTTTATTTTCAGCTATAACTAAAAGAGGTAATGTTACATCCGGTGTTACTGGTGTTAACGCTGCTACTGATTTAGCTGAGTTTGATTCTATACTAGCAGAGTTTGATAAGCAAGGTGCTATTGAAGAATATATGATGTTCGTAAACAGAGCTACTAGTTTAGCAATGGACGACATGCTTGCTTCAATGAATTCTTACGGAGCTGGTGGTACTTCTTATGGAGTGTTCAACAACGACGAAGACATGGCGTTAAATTTAGGTTTCTCAGGTTTCCGAAGAGGTTCTTATGACTTCTATAAGTCTGACTTTAGATACTTAAATGATAAAGCTACAAGAGGTGGTATTAACGATGCTGCTGGTTCTAACGCTATTAGAGGTGTTATGATACCAGCTGGTGTTTCTACAGTTTATGACCAACAATTAGGTAAAAACTTAAAGAGACCTTTCTTACACGTTAGATACAGAGCTTCTGCTACTGATGATAGAAGAATGAAGACTTGGACTACTGGTTCGGTTGGAGCTGCTACATCAGCGCTAGATGCAATGCAGTTACACTTCTTAACTGAAAGATGTTTAATAGTACAAGGTGCTAACAACTTTATGTTAATGAAGTAAGACTATTTATTTATAAGGGCGGTCTAGTATCGCCCTTATATTTTTATTAATTATATTATAT